TCGCCAGAGGCGCAGGGTGAGCATGGCTGCAAGACCATGAACCTCAAGGCAACACTCATCCTTCCTGGTACTGAGGAGGAAGCGTCTGCTCTGGCATCAATCCTTCTCAACGATGACTGTATCTTCATGGTACCTGAGCGCAACGGCAAGCTTCGCCAGTTCGGTGACGAGACCTTCGAGGTCGACGTGACACCTTCTCAGTCTTCTGGTGCAGGCATCGCAGACGAGACCAACACCACACTGGAAATCTCTGTCAGCTGCGAAACCATGCCTCCATTCTATTATGGTACCCTCACAACTGCAGAAGGAACCATCAGCGGCAAGGATTGCAAGCCAGTGGAGGTCTCTAGTGGTACAGACAGCCATTAACTAGGGATTCGATTTTCCTACATAACTACTATCAGTGGCGGGGCGATGCTTACATGAGCTCGCCTCGCCATTTTAATTTTCTATTTATTATGAATGATCCGAAATTCACAGAAAAGTTGAAGAAGTGGTTTGATAGCGAGCATACCGATGCCAACATCAGGGAGGGAGCGCTTCTCCTCCTTCAGATGAATAACAACCGCCACCTCTACCAACTCATCAACTTCGACCCACAGGGCAAACTCGAGATGCTCAAATATGAGCTGCAGAAGCATCTCAAATATCGCATCGAAGGCATGACCATCGATGATGTCCGCAACTATGACAAGGCAGTCACGCCAGTTCTTCAGACTGCGATTGACAAGACCTCAGAAGCAGACCAGATTGCAAAGCAGTTGGCACCTCATCTTCCGGTCGTGGAGTCTGAAAACCTCGATTCCATCGTGCCTTCAGCCATCGTAGCCAAGGGCAAACGAGCAGACCATGACCAGTTGCCTGACAACATCCAGGCTATCTGGGAAAACAACTGCGATCTTTGGAAAAAAATCAAGGAACACTTTGAGGCTTGCAAAGCTTACGACATGTCATGTGACAGATACGAGGGCTTGCATGCTGCAGACGAGGACTTCAAGCGCATGCTCCTTACGCTCAAGGAGGAGTACTATGCATACAAGCAGGCCATGGACGTCTACGACCATGCCCAGCCGGGTGATGCCGAGGAGAAGCAAGCGGAGGAGCAACCAGTAGCTGACATCATCTCCAAGCAGATAGGCAATGCTCGCTCCTACATCACCAAGAACCTTAACCAACTCATTGGATTCGTGGAGGCTGGCAACACAGACAAGGCTGATGCCTTGCGAGCAAAGGTCAATGAGCGTGTGCAGCTCTTGATTACAGCCAAGGCTGAAATCACCGCTGATACCATCGCCAAGCTTCAGCAGGCTGGCATCACCATGGAGCAGCAGGCTTCAGCCGATGGCGAGGAGCAGCCAGAGAGTGCAGAAGAGGAGGTTACAGATGAGGGCGAAGCAGATACAGCAAGTCCTGAAGCCACTTCAGCAGAGTAGCTCGCAGGTCTTCCTGGGCCAAGGTCTTCACACCCTTGGATTGTTGGGGTGGATTCTGGAGCAGACAGGTGCAGCGCACATTGCCGTCACCACCTTCTCCACATCCGATGCCTTCCTCTGTGGAGTCATCAACCTTCGCAAGCGAGGGTTGGTTGACTCCTCAGTTTTGGTTGCTGACATTAAAGCTTCAAGCAAAACTTTAAAGCTAAGTCGCTTAATGACAGAGGCTTTTGATGAAGTTAAACTGACGCTCAACCACTCCAAGGTCATGCTCGTTGCTAACAACGAGTGGTTAGTCTCTGTGATAACATCTCAGAACCAGACCTATGGTGACCGTGCTGAGTGCACGTTCATCACGACTGACAGAGATGTTTATCTCAATCTCAATAACATGTTAAATAATTTGCTGGATGATACGACAACAATTCCCCTATCTGGAAGAGAGTGAACTTTATCTACAGACGGTCTATGACCTGGCAAAGACCATGACACCGGTCGATGAAGTGCCCATCATGATGGAACTGCCTCCCGACGAGGCCATGGCCATGCAGTTGGAGCTGCAGGAGCCGCGCTCACCCTATCGACACCGCTACCTCAAAGGTTTAGCGGAGACCGCTAACGAGTTACGCATCAACAATATAGCGCTCGCCAAGGTCGGCTCTCCTGGAGCCTACCAGTCCATCATGTCGCAACTCTCGCAGATTATGGCTAACCTCAGTTAGATATGAGTCTACCAGTCAACATTGATGACTACATGAAGTACATGCCTCTCAACGAGGATGAACTTCAGGAACTTCACATCTCTGCCATCGTCAAGGCGAGAGTGGAGCGGCTGCGTGGCTGCTACGCCTTCTGGCTGCGCTATCCACGCTTTACCGTCAGGGAGATGGTTGATCAGGACAAGGCCATGTTTGGCGTCAGCGAGACCCAGGCATACGATGATATTCATCTCTGCCAGGTCATGCTCGGCAATCTCAACGCCGCCTCTAAGGAGTTCTGGCGATGGAAGGTCAACCAGGAGATAGACGAGGACCGCAAGGCTGCCAAGGCTGCCGGCGACTTCCGGGCGCTTGCCGTGATGCAGAAAAACCGCATCAAGAACAACCGCACCGATACTCCTGATGAGCCAGAGCTGGCATTCGACAAGATTGTTCCTGTTGAGTTCCGCATGACAGATGATCCGACAGTCATCGGTTTGCAGAAGATTCCAAATCTTCGTGCAAAAATCAAAAAAATGGAGAAGCGCTACTCGATGCCGGACATCGAGGATGCTGACTTCGAAGAACTTCCGCCAGATGATGACAGCAAGACCTAAGGAGTTATTTTTCAACGACGTGCAGTCGCGCGTCCTGCAGCTCATGCCTAAGACGCTGGTCTGCGAGTGGGGCCGTGGTACCGGAAAAGGTGTGGTCGAGGCTGGCCGCATCCTCTATGCCGTGCAGCACATGCCAGGTTCGTGCCTGGGCATGGTGGCGCCATCGGTCAAGCGATGCCAGACCAACATTCTCCCCTCTGCTCTGGTACACCTGGAGGAGTGGGGTTACAAGCGTGACGTCCACTACATCGTTGGCAAAAAACCGTGGAAGGCGCTGCATTGGCAGGAACCACACTTCCAGCCTATGAACTGGGAGAATACCGTAGCCTTCTATAATGGCAGCTACCTCAATATCATCTCTCAGGACCGCAGCGGTACCTCCAACTCCCTCTCACTCGACCATGTTTTTATCGACGAGGCGAAATTCATCGACTGGGAGCAGCTTAACAATGAGACGCTCCCGGCAAACCGTGGAAACAAGCAGTTGTTCGGTGACTGCTGTCTCCACCATGGTCTGACAATTACTTCAGATACATCGGCGACCAAAAAAGGTTCCTGGTTCATGAGCTGGGAGAAGAAGCAAGACAAAGAGCTGGTGGCAACCATGGAGACAGTCCTGGTGCATCTGCACAGCATCCGCAACAAGCTGGCTGCTCACCCTGAACGATATGACTACTACATGAAGGAAGTGCAGAAGTATGAGAAGATTCTTGATTCTCTCCGCTCCTATGCACTTGTCTATTCTCGATGCTCCAGCATCCAGAACCTGGCTGTCTTGGGCGAGGACTTCATCAGACAGATGAAGCGAGACCTGCCAAAGATGACCTTCCTCACGAGCATCATGTGCCAGCATGTCGGCATCGCACAGGATGGTTTCTACTCCGGACTTGACGAGGATCGCAACTTCTATACGGCGCCGAACACCAGGTTCCTCAATGACCTGCAGTATAAGTTCGACCCTAAGCACGACAAGCCGGACTGCCGCATGGATGGCGACCTGGAGGACGGTTTACCGCTGATCATCGGTTCCGATGCCAACAACAACATCAACTGTCTCGTAGTCGGGCAGGTGGGTTCCGATACCAAGCTGCGCATCGTCAACTCATTCTATGTAAAGTATGACAGAAAGTTGCCTGAGCTCGCTCAGGACTTCTGCGACTACTATAAGTATCTCAAGAACAAACGAGCCATCTTCTACTACGATGCAACCTTCGTGGGAAACTCCTATGCAACCCACAACGATAAGTTCTACCAGATTATCACCAAGGTGCTACGTAGGAATGGCTGGCTCGTTACAGAGGTCTACATCGGCAAGCCGATGAAGCATCTTGAGAAGCAGTTGCTCATCGACCGCATGTTCAAGGGACATGCGCGCCACATGGTTCTCATCAATAAGGACAATAACGAGGACCTGATCATCTCCATCGAGAGTGCCGGCTGTTACAACAACGGCAAGGATAAGCGAGGAGAGAAGCTCGTGGAGACAGACGAGGACAGGCTGGAGAACCGTACCGACTTCTCCGATGCCTTCGATACCGTCTGTATAGGCGTGGATAAGTTCCCTCAGACCGTCCTCTATACGGGAGGCATGAGCAACTATTACCCTCGATAGAATATTTCGTTCTTTTTTTTATTTATTGCTTTAAGTTTTTTTTATGCTATGATTCCTTGGCTGCTTGCTCGTGAGAGTAGGCAGCCTTTTTTTCTTTCTGTGTGTGTGAGAAAGCGGTATCTCCGATGGTGAGTTTGATGCTGTTCCGTACTTTTTTTATTGCATTCTCCGCCGCCCGTCATGTGTTCCCATCCGAAATTTCCTATGCAAAGGTAGCTTCTGGCGATTCAAACCTGTGCATGAACCTGGGTTAACAAAAGCCAAAGGTTCTTCACGCTTCACTAAACCTTTACCTTTTGTTAACACAGAACCCCACACCTGTTTGCCTCTGCCAGCGCATTTTGAATGCATAGGAAAAATCGAAAGGGCACACCGGGCTTTGAACGGAATGCAATTAAAAAAAATACTCCACAGCAGGAGTGGAAAAAATCTCTGGACTCCCAAACATTACCAGAATACAATTTCAAACTTTATAAAATTTTTCGATATGAGACAGAATTATTTCTTTGAGTACGTTCCTAATGCTTACATCAACCTTTGCGTTGACAAGGCACAGCAGATGGCAAACAACCGCTTCGTCTACGACTTCAAGGCAGGCGAAAAGAAGGCGGCACACCTCTGCGCTGAGTGGCTAGTTCGCTATCTTACAAAGCAGTATAGCAGTATCTTAGAGGACTTCGTTGTAGTTTTTGCTCCTTGCAGCACACAATGGAAATATAACAAGCGATTCGGCTATCTCGCAGCCATCCTCAATGCAGCAGGCATCGCAACCGCAAATGAGCACGTGCACATCTTTGGAGAGCGCAAGCCAACCCACAACGGAGGCAGCCATTTCGTCAACGAAGACATTTATCATGTTTCGTTAGATGGCGAGTACTTCAATGGCAAGCAGGTCATTCTTTTCGACGACCTTCTGACTAGTGGCAAGACCATCGAGGACTTCAGAAGCAAGTTAGAGGCGGCAGGTGCTTATGTGGAGAGAGAAATCTTTTTGGCTCGCACCATTCACCACGACCCAATAAGCAACAGAGGCGTGTTGCAGGAGATGGCAGAAGGCTTTTATGAGGCAGTGGCACACTCAAAGAGATGTTTTCCACAGGGTGTTAATATCAATAAGAAATCAAACAACAACTATAATAAAGTAGCGTAACATGAAGAAGTACAATGATATACTAGCAGACGAGCGCCCAGAGTTCAAGGCAGCTAATTACGGATTCGATGCACTCAGTAACACCGAATTGTTATCCATGGTAATCAACAGAGGGGCAGGAACCTCCGAAAGCCTAAGCCAGGCTAGGCAACTGATGAACATGGCAGACAATAACCTCAGTAACCTTGCAAAGTTATCCATGGACGAAATGCAGGTAGTGCAGGGAATAGGCGACTGCAAGGCGTTGGCAGTACTCGCAGCTTTGGAACTAGGCAAGCGCAGGGCAGTGGAGAAGTTGGGCAGCAAGCCCGACATGGGCAGCAGTCTAGCCATATACAACTACATGCTTCCGCAGATGGCAGACCTCAAGGTAGAGCAGGCACACGTCATATTGATGAACCAAAATTTCAGACTCATCAAGAGCGTGAAACTGAGCGAGGGAGGGATAACAGAGACTTCAGTTGATATTCGTATCCTCATGAGGGAGGCAGTCTTGAGCGGTGCAACCATCATGGCATTTGTGCACAATCACCCATCGGGCAACACGCAGCCAAGCAAGGCGGACGATGTGCTGACCCAGCAGATAGCCAAGGCTTGTCAAGTCATGCGCATCTTCTTTATGGACCATGTGATAGTAACAGATGGAGCATTCTACAGCTATCACGACAAGGGCAGACTATAGGAACCATGGGCAACGTGATAGGAACACGTTGTCCTTTCTCTTGCTTGCAAACTTGCTGATGACCGCGGATGATGGGAGGGGGATAGAGATAGCGAGGGCGATGGCAATTCGGCACGGCAGTCGGGGAACTAGGCAATTGCCACATGAAAAAACCCTTACATATACCGCTCCAGTCAGCCGTGGCAATTGCCTCCGAGCGTAGGGCGGTGGGGAGTATCCTTACGGCAAGGCACGCCCTTTTTTGCTCCAACTTTTCAAAAATCCATGATTTTCAGCAAGTTGGCAAAAATGACCGTGGAAAATTTGTGCAAAATGCCCAAATTTTGCAATCAATTGCCATTGATTGCCCGCTCGAAAACGGCTACTTATGCCAATTTCCATGAAATTGCCACAAGAAACGAGCCGTTTTCGAGCGAACCCCTACATTGCATTTCGGGGTAAAAGAGGTAATAACATTGTTTGACATCATTCAAGAATGATGAGAAAAAGAGGTAAAAACCGTGTTTGATGGGGATGAAATGTTAAAAATGAGTTAATTATAAAAGAAAGTTTATGTTTTATTTGGTTATTAAAAGAATTTTATGTATCTTTGCATCGTGAATAGATAACTAGATGTTTAACAATTTAAAATTCAACAGATGAATGAAGAAGAGCTAGAAAAGCAGATTAGAATTAAGAAGAAACTGCTAAGTGATTACATCAGGCTGAGAAAGGCTTACAACATTGATGATGAAACCTATTGGAAGTTTACAGACAGCGTTTTAGACCAGCTTTCAGTTCTGATTAAGAAAAGAAAAAAGAAGTAAAAACTTACCCCTCCTTCGGGAGGGGATTTAAAAAATAAAAGATATGAATAATAATACTGATTTACTTAAGGAATACGCTTCTCTTGCAGGCAAGGAAGACGAAAAGAGCGAAGCTCGCAAAACAGAAATTTTAAACTACATCAAATTAAATGCTGATGATAGTGATAGAGAGGAAGCAAAGGCTTTCATCAACCAAAAGATGGAGCAGCTTCAGAGTGAAGTCCTGACTTTGCGTGAGCAGCTTGCAGAGGAAGATTACAAGTTGCTGCCACTTCGTTACATCGCACAGAATTACTTCGGCAAAAGCGCAGCATGGCTCTCTCAGCGTCTCAATGGCTCAGAGGTTCGCGGTCATGTTTACACGCTCAATTCCGAGCAGAAAGATATTTTCAATCGTGCCGTCCAGGAGATTGGACAACGCATTAGCTCTTTGCAGTTAGCATAGGGTTATCTGTTCACACAACCGTCCCCGACGCGATTCCGTGTCGGGGACATTTAAAGGATGATTTACAGGCAGCCGTTTTCTGACATAGGCTGTGTTTTCATATAATTATGTAGGAATTTTAGTAAAGATCTCTGAGCCCTCCGTGCGTGACGCATCGGGGGCTTTTTCGTAGCCAAATGTTAAATAATACACAAATGTTGAAAATAATCACGAAAATATTTGGTTATTCAACAAAAGTTTAGTACCTTTGCATCGTGTTAATAAAGATAGTATATGGCAAGACGAAAATCTAAGGAACTCAAGGAAAATGAAGACGATTTGCTTTTCTACCTAGAGTATTGGCAAGAGTTCCCCGATACCTTCAAGAGGGTAGCAGAAAAAGAAATCGCAGAGTTGGAAAACAAAATTAAAAACAAAAAGAAATGAGAAAGCCCCTTCGGGGGCACTCATTCCTTTAAACTTAAAAAATATAAGATTATGGAATATACAGAGATGATTGATAAGGTGAAGGCTTTGGCTGCACAAAACAGAGCTGCCAAGACCGCAGAGGATAAGGCGGAGGTTCGCCGTCAGATGGATGCACTCAAGGAGTCAGACCCTAAGGCTTTTGCCGTGGCAGTGGGCTACATGGCTAAGACCACAGAGCAGAAGGTCAAGGAACTGACCATGGCAGAGAAGTTTGGTGAGATTACGAATATGGTTTCCATGGCTTACATCGCAAAGGCTTACTTTGGCAAATCTCGCTCTTGGCTGGCACATAAGATGAACGGAAACATAGTCAACGGAAAGGCATCGCAGTTCACTCCTGATGAGCTTGTTACTCTCAGAGGTGCCTTGCAGGATATGGCTCAGAAATTTGGCTCGCTTAGCCTTGCTATTTAGGCTATCTTTATTTAACACATCGTCCCCGACACAGAGCCGTGCCGGGGACTTCTTATTATTCACATATATTTGATATTGATAAATGATATTATTACAAGATAGTGAGACCTGCAGGCAGGCTCGCCTGATTCTCCGTGAGCTCATCAAGGGCGACAAATCACGTGCACAGCTCTGGGGCTCGCTGGTTGACAACCAGCTTGATGATGTTGACTTGAGGTTCCTCCTTCCACCATTGGCCAACGAGGGCTACATCGAGGAGTCTGAGGGCATGTGGCATATACTAGACAAGGGTGTGAAGTATATGCAGACTTACGACAGAATGATGCTGGAGAGCATTGAAGGATACCCATACCGTCAGAAGAAATCTAAAGAGGATGAGAACCTGATATTGCAAAAGCAAAGCTTTAAATGGGCTAAGATTAGTGTTATCGTCTCTATTTTAATTGCTTTAATAGGGTGGATAGCAGAACACTTAAATGGGGCGATTGCAGCAATATCAACACTATTCCATGAATAATAGAGATAGCAATGAGAATATTTACCGTCATTTGGAGAAGTGTTACGCGCTTCTCCAAGTTCATATACTCTTTTCTTTCCATACCTTAATATATATTATTTACTAAAACCGTTGCAAATATACGGAATTTTATTGAATATCTGTGGAATTTTATTGAATATCCGTGGAAAAACAGAGAAAAACGGAGAATTTCGTGGAATTTTGTGGAATTTTCACGGAAAATACGTGGAAAATCATTCCTTTTCATTCCTTTTCATTCCTTCTCCTCCTCAAATCATCCCGATTTTATGCTCTAAAACATATTCCCTGCAGATTCTTCTAAAATTTCTCGCTTTTTTTTTGGCGGTTCCAATTATTCTTCGTACTTTTGCCAACGCTTACAAGAAGATTGTAATCAATCCGGCTGGGTGACCGTTATCGCCTATGGCTTCTAGCCGCAGGCTTTTTTTATGCCTAGGAAAATCTATTTTTTCTAACTGGGAAAATAGATATGCCCAATACATGGCGGCTGCATGAACCGTAAGAATTGAAATATCCATCCGGATGAGTCATCTTCTTATAAGCAACGGGGAATGCAGCCGCCACCCTTTTATACAATCGGCTGTTAATGCTTATAAGAAGATGCAATATGCAGAATTCAATTTTATTAAGTGATGCGCAGGTGAGACCTGCAGGCATCAGCGTAGAGGAGGGCATCAATGCCCTCAAGTGTGAAATCAAGAAGCTCGCCAAGACCAAGAGCGAGACCTTCAGCTATATCTGCGGGGAGACCGTGACCTATGGAGAAGTTGTGCTCACCATGGTTGGTTTCGCAGCTGTGATGGCGATGGTCATGATTGGTGGTTTCATTTTCGGAGGGGAGGTAGCATGATGGAGAACAAGATGACTACAGAGCTGTTTCATGCTCAGCTGGAGGAGAACATCGTGAGAGCTGCTGACGAGCGCAAGCGCCATCAGGCAGAGCTGCAGGCTATAAGCCGGAACTACGAGGAGACGTTGGGTAATATTGAACGCATGGAGGATGAAGCAGGGGAAAACTACCGCCGTGCCCGTAATGCTTTCGAGGATGCCAAGAAAGAATATCAGGAAGCACTCCGTGAATGCAGAATGCATCGCAACGAGGCAGGATTTCGCAGAGACAAGGCGAAGGTCGAGGAGACTAATCTTTGGACTCTCAACAACAATACCATCCAGAGCGACCGCCACAAAATCTTTGAGAGATACCGAGAAGCGGGGGGGGTACTTACGGGAGCAGAAGCAGAACTCCTGCACCCAGGCTGGACCAAAGACAAGAAAGGAGGAGTGAGCGATGAAAAAGAATAAGAAGAAAGTCAAGATAGACGTTATCTTGCTATATTTCAGACGCCGTCGCATCCGCGATGCGCTTATGAAACGCTGGTGGGAGCTTGAAACCAAGCGCAAGGAACTGTACAAACTGGTGGAGTATGCCAAGATTCAGTCAAGATACTGTGTTAATCTGGACTGCCACCGCATTGTCGGCAGATACCTCAGAGAACTGGAGCGAGAGGAGATCCGTGTTACCAGACTTCAGAGCAAATACGACCTTTGGGCTTCCCGTCTGAGCTACTGGGTTGATCTCTATGAGACCGCATTAAACCGACAGCACTCAGATGACGGTATTTAAGTTTAACCCTTTAAAAAATGAATATTATGCCAGAAAATAATGATTGGTTCGATAGTGAGCAGTTTGAGCGAGATCTGCTCAACGCTTACTTCCACTTTCGCAATAACCTTCCGATGAAGGATGCAGACACCGGTCTTGACTACAAGAAGAGTTTCAAGACCACCGCAGACATCGCCACGGAACTTGACGACATGGGCGGTGTAGGTACAGACACCATCAACCGCTACATGCTGGAGCATGACTACCAGGTAGCCACGCAGCCAGACGGTACCGTGGCATGGGCTATATGGGAGAGAGTTGTCAGGCCAGACAAATTGGTTTAAGTTAAAAACTCATATATTTTATTATACTACCATGTGTTATGAATAATTTTTCGTACCTTTGCAGCACGAAAAATTTTACAAAGTTTTGAAAAGCTTTGATACGGCTGACCGCTCGTGAGGGTAGTCAGCCGTATTTTTATTTTTATCCTCTCCATATTATCTTTGCATCAAAAAAGATAATATATGACCATCACATCACTTCCGTCGGGCAGTTTCTTCCTTGAGAACATCCCCGACATCGATATTCTTACGGCCAAGACCCGCCTGCTCGTCACCATCAATATAGGTGATGATATCATCTACGATGAATATCTCTATCCTGCCGATGGAGAGATCAGAGTGAGCGACCTTGCCGACATTTTCCGTCCGTATGCACGCCGGAGGCTGGCAGTCACAGCCACCATCACCATCGCCGAGCAACAGGTTCCGGACTCCGGAGACACCGACTCGGCAACAGTCACCGATACGCAGACAGCCAACCTGCAGGTCTACTATTCTACCGTAGACATCGTGGGCGTGGACTGCTCTACATTCCTCACCACCCACTTTCTCACCCTGCTGGAGGGACACAAGACCACCTACATGGGGCGACTTGAATATCTCCACTACATGGGCAAGGACACGGCAACAGTCACCGCACACTTTTCCGACAAAACCACAAAATTGTTTACCGCACCAGCCACCGGCGGCAATGACATCTACACCACCATCGACGTTTCTCCGTCAAGATTCGAGGCAGAGGGCACCGACCTTCTCTACTACGTGGTAGAGGCAGGCTCACGCTCCATGACCTTCATCATAGACAGCGAGGAGCGTGACGTGGCGCCTACTCTGCTCTTCACCAACAGCTTCGGCTGCCAGGAGCTCATCTACTGCACAGGCAAGCACGAAGTAGACCCGCAGTACACCCGCGATGCAGCCTACATGGGCGGCATCAGGGTAAACTACCGCATCACAGAGCAGCGCACTTTCAACGCCGATACTGGCTATCTGGGCACAGACATGGCAAACTGGGCAGATGATCTTTTCCGCTCAGATGAGGTCTATCTGGTCAACTTCATCGGCGGGGTAGCCAAGGTGGGCAAGCGGGTCACCCTCTCTGACTCAAAATCCAAGCGCGACAACCTGCGCGACAGCGTGCCACGCTTCACCTTCAGCTACACCTACGCCCAGCGCCAGCATAATGTGCTTGACCTGCAGCGAGCCGGCCGTATCTTCGACAACACTTTTGATAACACCTTCAACTGATGAGACGCACAGCTTACCACCTCACAGAGGTGCTGCGCCTCCTGGCCAAGGCAGAGAGAGACCGCTCTACCATTAACCTGAAGGCGTGGACATCAGACGGCAAGACCGTCGACTATACAGGATGGCTGGTCAAGGGCAGCAGTTGGCGTGGCGGTTTCCATCGTCTCGTCAATCCGGCAAATGCCGAGGTTCGAACCGTTCCGGACATCTACATTCACCAGTTCCTGGGCTTACCAGTATATTTATGACATGAAACAGAAAAAATATCAGCTTCAGCAAGTGGGAACCAGCGGTTCCTACAGTCGCTACGCTCTCGTGGCAGAGGGCGTGAGCAGGGTTACAGACTCCACCACCATCGAGCAGCAGTATGGGAAGGATACCAGTTTCCTGGGTTCCGGAGAGGTGGGCGATGCCACCACGGGCATCTTGGAGACTTCAGACGGCAAGCTCTTCGAGTATGTGAACTATGGCGATGACAACGACATGCCATACACCCTGCAGCAGTTGCTGCGCCGCAACATGGTGGCACAGCGAGCTATGGCTTTCAACGTCCAGTGCTGCTACGGCCAGGGCGTGCGCTTCATGGACCGTGAGACCAAGCAGGACACTACCGACAGCGAGATACGCGACTTCTGCCTGAAGAACTCCATCCACGAGGTTTTCATGCAGCAGGCAACCGATATGAAATTCTTCTTCTGGTCGGTAGAGGTCATCATCCTGAGCCGTGACCACTCCAAGATAGTAAACATCCGCCACAAGGACGTTTCCTACTGTCGCCTGGAGGTACCAAATGAGAAGGGGCGCATAGAGCATGTCTTCTTCGGCGACTTCCGCAACGTCATGTCGCCTGTCCACACCGAAGTCATCCCGCTGCTCGACTTCTACGACCCGCTGGGCGACCTCATGGCGCGCATGGGCAAGGCACCCGACCCATACACAGGCATCACGGGCAAGGCACCCGAGATGGGCAAGGACTGCAAGTTTGCCATCATCTCACGCATCCCGACACCCGGACTGCAGTACTATCCGATACCATACTATGCTAGCATCTTCGACGATGCCTGGTACGACATCTACCGTCTCATCGGTATCGGCAAGCGCTACATGATCAAGAACACGTCCGCTCCTCGCATCCAGATAGAGGTGCACCGCGACTACTGGGAAGAGCTCTGCAACAACGAGGACATCATCGACCCGGATAAGCGCAAGGAGCGCATCCTGCAGGAGAAGGACAACATCATCAACTTCGTCTGCGGACCGGAGAATGCAGGCAAGGCACTCATCACCGGCTATTACTTCGACCCTAACGGCAAGGAGCAGCGCATGGTGCGCATCATCAACCTTTCTGAGGGCAGCAAGAAGGAGGGTGGCGACTGGGCAGACGACATGAGCGAGGCATCCAACGCCCTCTGCTTCTCGCTGGGCGTGCATCCCAACCTCATCGGAGCCACGCCTGGCAAGAGCCAGATGAACAATTCCGGCTCAGACAAGCGCGAACTCTTCATCCTCAAGCAGTCGCTCGAGAAGGCCTGCCACGACATCATGTGCAAGCCTTACCACGTCATCTCCCACTACAATGGCTATGCCGACCGAGGAGTGACCGTAGACGTGCCGATGATAGAACTCACGACACTAGACAAAAATAAGGACCAACAGACATCAATAGTTTCAAACAATGGCAAAAATGAAGATTCAAATCAGCAAGGATGACTTCGAACAGAGCATCCTTGCAGCCACCAGCTCGCACTCTGAGGTGTTCGAGTCGGTGGAACCGCATTTCAAGGAGTCCTATCAGCGGATCAGTAAGCAGATACTGGGCGAGGTAGGAGAGGCGGCACTGGAGACCAGCGACGACCTGCGTGAAGCAGTCATCAAGGCGGTGTGCCTCGATGCCTTCCTCGGCGTAGTCAGACACCTCGACCTCGTGCTTACGCCTACAGGCTTTGGCGTTGTGGCCAACAACGAAGTCACTCCAGCCAGTTCCTCCAGAGTAGAGGCACTCATAGAGCAATGCCGCATAGCCCTCATCGTGGCTCAAGACACAGTCATGTCTCATCTCACCGTAGTGTCAGGATGGGGAAGCACCCTCCAGGCTCAGCAGGGCATACAGACGGTTGTGTGGAGCATGGAGGGCTATTGCTATCTCACGAGACAGACCAGCATGACCTCCAAGGACTGGATGTCCAAGCTGGCAGCCATGCAGGAGGCAGACGCCACCCTTCGCAAGCTGGTGTCAGACGAACAGATGGATGACATCATGTGTCTGGTCAGAGGTGTGAGAGAGGGCAATGAGTTTGAAGGCTGCGTGCGCCTCATGCTGAGCCGCAGCCTGATCATGTTGGCCAACGACATGCTGTCGGCATACTCCAACGAGCGTGCGAGACTGCTCAGATACTTCGATGCACATCTCGATAACTTCCCAATATATGCGGATTCATCGGCATATAAGGCTAACCATTTCAAAGAGTTCAACAATGAAAAATCAAAACCTGCCTTCGTTTTCAACGCATAAAGATGGTACACAAGAGTTCAATTTCAAGGCGCCGTCATCGTGGGCGGAACTTTCAGAGGATCAGTTGCGCTATGTCCTTAGCATCATGTCGACGTTCCAGGATCATACCGTTGTCAAATGCTACCTTCTCGCAAGGTTCTGCGGTCTTACCGTACATAAGTACACCCGAACCGGGTGGAAATGCAGCGTTAAATGCGATGAAAGCGGTGAAAATGGCGATACTAAGACTGGGAAAGTGCGCGAGAGAGTCCTGTATATCAGCGCTGCAGAAATCCTCTTCCTGCTCAAAAACTTCGATTTCATCGACTCCTTTACGGACTTTCGGCCTCTACAGGTCACAAGTGACGTTCAGCTGACGGCAGTAGATAGCCTGCTACGTGATATCAGCTTCTACGATTACCTCAATATCGAGAAGAACTACCAGCTGTTCATGCTCAAGCAGGAGGACAGATTCCTGCTGAAGATGGCGCAACTCATGTACAGAACCGCAGATGGTTCTGCCGATGAAACCGCCAAATTTAAGCCATATGAACTTCTGGGAGTCTTCATGTGGTTCTCGAGCGTCAAGGAGTATTTCGCCGCTAACTTTCCTCACTTCTTCAGACCAGCCAAAGAGGGTGGAGAACTGCGGCGTGAGGACATCCTGCCAGCCATGCAGGCGCAGATCAGGGCACTTACAGATGGTGACGTGACCAAACTGCAGGCTGTCTACAATACCGACTGCTGGGCTGCCCTCACAGAGCTTGATAACAAGGCACGAGAGGCAGAGGAGTTCAAGAAGCGCAATAGGCAAAACAGTTAAATATTCAGCATATGACAGAGAAAATCTTCGATTCCATCGCCTATTTCAAGCAGCTGGCTGCCGAGTGCAGAACCTGCAGGGATTATAATTTCGTCGCAACGGAGTGTTCCGGACCTGATTCCATACAGGGAGTCATGCAGCAGTTCCGCAAGGCATCCAACTTCATCATGGTCTCAGATACCGTTGACAGCAACACCCATTCCATCGGAGAGGGCTTCTTTGACCGCAACGTCTATACCGTCTGGATCCTGGCAGGGTACCGACGCGATGACATGGCAGACCGAGAGGCGAAAATGAATATCTGCAGATATATCTTCCGACAGTTCCTCAGTCGCATGCTATACGACAAGAGCCGTGAGGCATACGACGGGCAGATGGAGTTCCTGGACCTCACGCAGGTCTATTCGAGCGAGCTGGGCAGATGGTCCATGAATGGCGTCACAGGACTCTACTTCATGGTGACATCTGACGAGCCTATCGACATACAGTATGACGAGAGCCTATGGCAGACGCAGCAGTAGATGATCTCCTCAGATATGAGCGAGGCTGGACTAACGCCATGGGCGACTACTGGAGAGAGCGCATGGAGCGGCTTCGTACCATAGATACCGGCCGCCTCTACGCTTCCATCAAGGCGCACCTGGAGCAGGGCTCTGTGACAACCATTGAGCACAACTTCCTGCAGTACGGTATCTATGTAGCTGCAGGAGTAGGACCGGCACATGAGTGGTACAAGTGGACCGAGGCACAGGGAGGCGAGAAAGTCCACCGCATCAACAACGGCGACCTCAAATTCCTGGGCGATGAATACCGCCGAGACAACAATCTCGAGAAACCGAAGAAAGTAGGCCCAGCCTGGGGCGGTCGCATCGCCGGTGGCGAACCTAAAGGCTGCCGTGACTGGTTCTCAAAGAAGTACTACTCATCTGTCATGAAGCTCAACGAGCATGAGGCTACCTTCTACGGCGACCGGTACAATGGTCTGATGGCATCAGCCCTCACCGAGATATTCAGGGGCATAGGAGCAGCACGCAACCTCTAGGGAGCGTATTTTTACCGAAAGCATCGGCATATTATCTTTGCAAACAAAAAGTAAAATGGCATACAAATTAGACAAGAGTGCACTTCAGACCCTTTTCGAGGGCATCAGAGACGAGCGTCGCCTGCAGGCCAACACGGCAAACCGCATCGGCAACGCCTTCCTATCGTTGTTGCATTTCTGTGCTGACGAAACCTCCGAAGCCTTTCTCAGCCGCAAGCATGACGATGCAGCCGAGGGCATGATTACCTTCCTGCGTGGACTCATCTCCGAGCAGATGGCGCAGCTCAAGGCGGGTGCACAGTTCGGTGACTTCGTCTCCGGACTGTACAACGGCAAGGGCGCGCAGGTTGATGCCAATGGCAATGCAGAGGTTGAGAGCATCACCGTCCGCACATACATGCGGGTCATGGAGCTGATTGTCAACCGCCTGTCAGCGCAGGAGGGTGACACTTTCTTCACCGAAAGCGACACCATCGAGAGCGTTGACAGTCTGGGTGATGATTGCTATGGCTTACACCTCCGCTCCAAGTATAGTGGATACTTTACGGCTCAGCATGTGGGCAACGTCATCAAGGGCGTGGTCAACAACATCGCTTCGGCAGCCAATTCTGGCACCTCGGCTGATTACTACACCTCATGGATGAGAGTCAACAGCGTCAACGCGGTCAAAAATTACATCGAAGTCACCCTGTATCCTGATGCCGATGTTCCGGCAGGCAAGAACTTCCCGCCGTGCGAGCTCATGAATATCGCCCGATATGGCAACCAGACCGATGAAAAGCTGCAGAGCTGCTTCTACATCTCCAGTTCCGAGGGGCGCATCGTCAAGCTGACGGGCGTCACAAAGCCGATACTTGAAAATTACAACTACGGCATGGTCTTCGGCGACATGCCTGAGTTCGTCAAGTCGCTCGACCTTCCTATCGTCAAGGGCAGAGATTATCTCTATGCAGCCGGCATCATCACCCAGGACATCATACAGATCGACTACCATGGCAAACCGATAGTCGATTATATAGACCGGGGACCATGGTCAGAGGCGGCAGAATATTTCTGCTCAGCTCTCAATCCGGAAACCGGTAAATACGAGACCTCCGACGTTTGGTATACAGGGTGCAAGTGGCGATGCCAGAAGACCGGTACCCATACCGCACCAAGATGGAACAATACCGACTGGGCGATGATAGAGGGCAATCCTGCCTTTACCATTGACTTTCTGGAAGACGAGACTATCTACGATTTTGACAACTTCCGAGCTCCGCTGACTGTCGTTGCTACGCTCTACGGCCAGGATATTACCTCGGATATCCTCGACAGCGACGTAGCCTGGACCAGATACACCGAGAACAAGGCCGGTGAACAGAGAGTAACCAGCGACAACATTTGGGCACTCGAAGTCGGTTCCAAGGCGGGCAAGGCTATCGTCCTGACCAAGTCAGACCTCTCCGTCGACAGCGAGGGGGTTCCGGCCAAAATCAGGTTCACGGCAACAGTTACACTTCGTGATGGTCTGGGCGATAAGGTCGTCCATGATTCCATCACTCTGGAATGTGTTTAATAACATATAAGATGAAATACAAAAGATTAGACATCAAGTACACGCCTCTGCAGGTACACTACTCCAAGTCCGTATCAGGCAGCGTTCCGCTCGAACAGACCTATGATGCTGATCAGGATGAGTATTCTCCTGACTACAGGCTGACGCCATGCGCCTTGCAGCCGGTCATCAGCATCATTGACCGAGATGGCATACTCCCGAGCGGTCGTGTCAACAGCGAGCTGACAGATATCGCCTGGTACAGAGTCGAGAATGGTGTGGAGGGCAATGCGCTGGTTACGACACCCCAAAAGCATGTCATCACATCGTCCGGCGATAATGCTGGAAAATTGCTCTGGTATATCAACGCAGCACCGCAGAAGCCGATACTGCTCAGATTCAAGGCCAAGTACCTGGACACCCGAACAAACGAGGTACGCAATATTACGATGGACTACTCCATCAACTGCAAGAATGCGACCATCTACAAGCCAACGCTCCTGCTGTCAAGCGGTGACCGCTACTACAACCCACTCCGTGATACCGACAAGCAGGTCATCTGCGCTTCCCTGCGCCTGGAGGCTGAAGAGTGCGCTAAGGAGAAAAGACTGTTCGTCTGGGAACTTCTCCGGAGTCGTGGACAGTTCTCCGCAGTTACTGCAGATGACCTGGAGATCAAGATATCCGATGATGGTGCATCCGTCACGCTAGACCGCTCTCTGATGGGTAAGCGCATCTGCATCAGGTGTAGAGCAAGATACTCTGCAGCGGGCAATCCGGCAAGCGTAGAGCTCAACGATGCAACCCCATTCAAGATAGTCAACATCGTCAGGAGAATTCCGTTCTACGATTACGACATGCTTGATACGGTCGATGAGGTGCTGCCTGACACGAAGGAGGTAAACCCAAGGGCAACTATTTTTGACAATGTAGGGGAAATAGCAAACCCTACGAGAGAGCTGCAGGTGCTCTGGTGGATGGCACCGAATAATTCGGTACACTTCGAGAATGCTGTCCTTGTCGGACATGGCATGTCTCCGAGTGTTCCTACAGAACTTCTGGATCCAAACAGAGGAGCTATACTCGCGTTGGAAGTCAAAGACCTCGAACCCTTAGCTCTAGCAATGGATGCCGACGGCAAGGTCTTCGTGGACGCAGACGGCAATCCGTTTATTTTTCACTAATAATTATTTTTTTAAAATATGGAAAGATACATCAAGGCAAACCGCAAGGTTGCAGAGTTCCTTCAGCTGACCGAAGACAGAACTGAACTGCAGGATGGCAGTTTCCTTCTGTGGTGTCAGGACATCCTGCCGCTCGGTAAACCTATCGAGTTCGAGGAGACGCTGTCCAAGATTGGCGCTATCGCCATGGACGGCAAGACAGCCTGCATGGAGCAGGAGGGTGAAGTGTGCAACAAGCTGCCTGTAGCTACAGACAGCAGATTCATCATGAGAGAGGAGGCAAAGAATGAGTAGTGCAAGCAAATCGGTGAACATCAAGTTCATCCAGAAGATGGGTACATTCACGCCATCTATCCAGTCTCCGGATGGAGATCTCTACCAGGAGTACCAGAAAAACGGCGAAGTCGTCATCGTCTATCCCGACTTCTCGCAGTTGCAGCCTAAGCTCTACTTCGTAGTCCTCTCGTCAAGAGCAGCTGATGGTGTCACGACACCTGTCTCCATGCAGTTCTTTTTCAACGAGACGGAGATTCCGTTCAACAGCTCTGGCAAATCAACCGGTCTCTTCGAAGGTCTCTTCGAGATTATCAGACCAAGTACTTCGCAGTTCTTCTGGGGGCTGAAGATATGCAACAACCTGGTCAAGGCATCCAATTACACAGCCATCAATATCAAGATGGTTGGCAAGATTTCCGAGAGATCCAACCAGCAGGAGATTACCGATGAGGTACAGGCTGTATACGAGATACCGGTCGGTCCATACACAGGCGTAGCCTATCGAGTATCGATCAAGGCTCCTGCAAGCGATACACACAACTTCGTGCTCAACAACAAGGATGATAGCTGCCAGCTCGAAGCCAAAACCACGCTGGCCAACGAGACCCTGACATCAGGGCTATATTATAAGTGGTACAGAGCTACAAACAGCATCACGGGTTGGGAGCAGATTGCAGGAGCAAATGGCAAGACAATTACTGTCAAGGCATCCGAGGTCGATTGTACTCGCGAGTATATGGTAGAGGTCTACAATGACAAGGCCATGGGCAAGGATCATCTGCTGGGATTTGATTTCCAGACAGTCATCGACGCGTCGGATCCGTATGACATCGAGCCGAACCCGACACCAGCGGATGAGTCTATCAGCGAGGACGAGGCAGGTAATGGCACTGTGACCTATACACCTCGCATGATTGTCAGAGGTAAGTCGGAGGCAGTGGAAACTAAATTCTATTTCACGCTGAAATCTGGGTCCGGTGTCGTCCTCAACACCGAAGCGGCACGCAATCCTACAGTCCAGTTGAGTTCTTTCGCTGTGACGAGAGAAGACTGCATACACGCAGGTTACAGCAACGTAGCATTAACTATTCAGTCAGTCAAGTAGCTTATGCCAATTATAACAAGAATTATCAGATTTCTCCGCATCGGTGTTGGCATATCCGACACCGATGTCGAGTATGCTGACTCCACGAGCAGCACCATAGCGCCAAACACAGGCTGGCAGACTACAGCGCCGAAGTGGCAAAATGGTCACTTCATCTGGTCCAGAACTCGTATATATTATACCAATGGTCAAGAGAAGATCAGCAATCCTGTCTGCTTGCCATCCGGCAAGGGTGTAGTCAGCATCGTAGAGCAGTATTACCAGTCTGCGTCATCGTCGATACTTACAGGCGGCACCTGGGTCAGCAACAAGACTCCTGCTTATGTTGAAGGCAAATTCATCTGGACTCGTTCAGTCATTACTTATACAGATGGCAGCAGTACTGCTACTGATGCCGTATGCGTGACCGGCAGCAAGGGAGACAAGGGAGATAAAGGCGACAAGGGCAGCACCGGCAGCGTCCTTCGAGGTCCGCAGCTGTGGAATACCTGCAGCAATGGATACAGATTCGAAGCGGGTGGAGAAGGTGAAGAGTGGAAGGATGTTATCTTCTATAATGGCAATACCTATTCCTGCATCAAGACGCACGTCAAGACTGCAGATAATTATCCGGGATCTGCAGCTGATCTGAATAACCATTATTGGAGACTGGGCCAGTCTATCGAACTCCTCATAGCCCACATCATCCTCACCCAATACCAGATGGTGGAGAACCTGGGTGTCCGTTCCATCGAGATGAAGGATAAGGACGGCAATGTCGTTTTCAGAGCTAAGGATGGTGATCTTGATTGCAAGGGTGGTAATTTCGAGAACATTACGGCAACAGGTAACTTCAAGTCAAGAAATGAAAAAACCTGGAATGAAATCGAAATGAATGCTGATAAGGGTTACCTTGTAATGCGTGGACCAACTTCAGTTAACTATGACAACTGGGATTTACCAAGTTCAATTGCTGAAATGACAGACCTATTCAAGGTAAAATTTGAGTCAGATGGTGATACGCTGAGTCGAATTGCGACAATGGATTTATTTGGATTTGGTGGAAGGAAACGGGTGAATATAGATCCAGAATTTGGTTTAAGAATATACTCTAATGAGGGGACAGATGATGAGAGTCATCTGTTTTTGGGCAAGGATTCGATTGATTATAGTGACGGATTAGGTCATGTGTATCATAGTGATTGGAACAGTTTGCTAAAAAAAATATTATAAATAAATATGGAAGGTAAAAAATTCAATTCCGTGACGAAAGTCACAACCGTCAACAGCAACCAGAGCCTGCTGCTGACAGACCAGAATGGCAATGTCACTAGCATCGGTATGGATGCGCTCAAGGCTGACCTTGCTGTTGGTCAGCATGCCTGGTGCGGAAGAGTGTGGGACACCGCAAACGCAACGCCTAAGGCGGCATCATACATTGGCTCACTTGAATTGCTGAAGGAGTTGCCATACATTCTCGGACTTGGCGCATACCTGGTCAAGAATGACCACAGCAGAAGAAAGCTCGACAGCAAGGACCACCACAAGTATGCTACTGGTGAACCGGCAAGGCTGGATGGTACAGAAGGTCACTATCAGTGGGGTTGGGGCAGAAAATTCTACGTTGTCATCAAGGATATTGGCGGATTGCACTATGAGCAGATTGGCATCAAGCCAATACCAGGTGAATACAATCTTGAGATACCAATCGGCAGTATTTCTGCAGCTGGCTTCGCTACTATTGAGCGTAGTACCGGACGCCTGGTTAGTTACATCAACGATGCAGCTAACTACCGTGGTGGCGACAACAATGCTACCTATGATGGCAAGAACAATACGTTGCTGGGCAGACCTGCTACCGCTATGACTACAGAGCAGTTCAGAGCTGCAGCGCGTAAGAACGGCAAGGGTTGGCTTTGCACAACCATGCGACATACATCCATTGTCGCAATTCTGTTCAGTGTCATTTTCGGTACACATTATGATCAGGATGCAGTCAATGCCAACAAGGATGCCAACGGCCTCTTCCAAGGTGGACTCGGAGCAGGCTTGACGCAGATGCCGAACTGGGAAGCCTACAATGGTTGGCGACCAGTTGCACCAATGAGTGCAGGCATTGAACTTGGTGATTCATGTGGAGAAGCGACCTATGCCGTAAAAAATGATGCAGGGGCAACGGTCTATAATGCCAAGATACCATGTTTCTTCGGTTATAAGAACGGCTTTGGCAATCTATGGCGAATGATGGATGATGAGTTCTGCCAGGTGAATAGTGACAAGACCATGACCCACCTGGTCGCTCCGTCTATTTACGGCTCCTGGACTATCGGCAATGCTACCGGCATGAAGACGTTGAGCAAGTCACCTGGCGGTGGTGAAGGATATATCAAGACCTTGTCGATGGAACATCTAGAGAACTTCTGTACGCAGATTGGTGCTACAGAGTCAACCTATTCGACAGGTTATTTTTGGAATACGTCAAACGCTACTTCCGGTTTTCGCCTGTGTCTTCGCGGTGGCAACGCTGACAATGGTGGTCAATGCG